TACGGAGCAACCTCTTGGCGCTAGGTGCCATGTTTGGCAATCGCTCCATGAGTTTTAGGTAAACGTCATTAAGACGAGTCCAATTTTCCTCATGGGCTACCCAGTTCAGTTTCATCGAAGATAGACTTGCGAATAATTCTGAAGACTTCTGGTATAGCAGATTGCCTATCTGTTTACCAAGACGTACAGGTACCAACCCCCATACGGTCCTTCCATATAGCTCTAAGCAAGTGATCCTGTGTCCACAAAATTCGTGTCCACTTAATTGGTCGCTCACAAAGAGGTCATCCTTTGGTATTATAGCCCCGAATTCACGAAGCTTATCCAAGTATGTATCCAAACACGTAGCTGGATCCCTGTCATACTTATACGGATAGGACTCAATGGTATCATCGCCAAAGGCTCTGAACCAAGTGTCCATAATCTCATGCTCTGAAATGCCAAGTTCGAGCTTAGCTAGAACTGACATACATAACTGCATAGCGGCATTGCCAACCAAAGTTAGGAAGGCCCCGGATTTCCAGATTCCCCATTCCGTCTGTTCAAAGATGTCGCCTTCAGAGGTTTGGATCTTATGTCCAGGACCATACTGAGCGTGCATCTGGCGTTGCAAGCAAGCTTGCCAACGACCGACAGCGTCTGAATCTCCGACGTGCATGAATTCCAGCCAAGCATGCAGCATATATAACTGCAATTTTGAAACTGTCCAATCCCATGCACGTTTATCCATCGACAGAATTCTATCGAAGGCAGGTGCGCACTGGAACATACGTATAAATCTCCCCCCCTTATCACTCCAGCCAGTAGCGACTGGTTCCATTGGGAATTGCTCCATCAAGTTGTCAGACAACGCCTGGAACATCAATCGGTCTCGAATCTGTTCGATAAACCCGATTGAGGAAATTAAACGGATCCTTCCTTCCAGAACCTTCTTGCGTTTATGCAATTCATGCTTCAGGAAGGTACGAGTGTTGCTCTGCTTATCAGAAGCTAACAGCTCGCGAACCCTACGTATGATCTCATCGACGCCTAAGCGATCGATGACATCGCCATTATTCGAAAGCCTATATGTCTCAACCCAAGGCAATCCTGGGCTCTTACTGCGATCTACACCGGCTATTGCACGGAGTATATTTGCATCCGAGTCCCAGTCTTCCCGGAGGACGACCTTCGATCCTCTACACATGGTAGCGGCGATGCGTGCGGCCTTTTTCCACAGGGGCCGTACATCTATGTGTTTATTGTATTGTGCGTGTAGAAAAAGAGATCTCTTTTCGACATCAACATTGAGCTCAGGCACTACAAATTCCTGAGTAAGGTGACTCACATCAAATTTTTCGCCAAGAAGCTCTTCCATGAGAGGGTTCTTCTTAGCTTTCATGGGCCCTATGTGCAGCGTTGTGGCTCGACCCACGGGCCGTAGGACCGAGCCTAACAGTTTACCTCCTCGGAACCCTCTTTTAAAAGGCTTGCATAACTAACCTTTTCCCCAGTAACAGGATCAATCACATAGATTTGATCTGGGGGGAGGGATACGATAGTGGTAGACTTCGAAGCAGGAGAGTTAGCCTTCATAGGCATGCTCTCGGCCTTTGGAAATCCTTCCTTGGGCGGCTTTGGCTGTACGGGTTCTTTGGGCTGTTGCTTCCCTTTGCCCCTCTTCGCCTCCGCCTGCTCCGACGGCTTCTGTCGCTTCGTGCCGGTTTCAATGTGGTTTACCGTCGCAGGCTTATCCCGCTTGGTTTTCTCCTTAGGACCTTCCTTAGGAGCCACACCGGCACGTTTCGGGCTTTCCGGCTTAGCCGGCTTAGCTTTCGAAGAAGTTTTCTGCTTTTCGGCAGCTTTCCCCTTCCCTTGCTTTGGAGAGTACGCAGCTTTATCTGCCCGTGCAGTGGCCTTCACTGTATTTCTCACGTTCTCCTCGTCTTGGGATTGGGTCTTTGGAGCGTACGCAGCTTTATCTGCCCGTGCAGTGGCCTTCACTGTATTTCTCACGTACTCCTTAGACTTAGGGGTAGTTTTGTCTTTCTTCCTAGCGGCAGATTCCTTCTGCACACGAATACCCATTCCTCGCTTAGCTTCGGCTAATCTATCACGCTTATTCTCTACGAAAACAAGTGGTACTTGTTGCGATAACTTTACCAAATCCCTCAAAGTATATTGTGGGGGATTGTGATCAGCAGCACCTTCCTTCATCGCTTTGCGGTGATCATAGCACAATACATCATTAGTAAAGGCTATCCAGGTAAGATCTGTCTGAATGATTGCCATACAGAAATCCGCGAGGATTTTGATGTGACACTCGTCTAGCATCACGTCTCCGTCAAATGGATCCGTGAACACTTTACGAATGATCGATTTGAGACCTCCACCGTCCTTGATTCCCCGAACCTCCAGCTCGTATCTCCACAGGATAGCCTGTATTAACACGCGCCAGGTGTCCTTCTCGGACGGGACAGTTGTAACGTCCCACTTCTCACTCCAGGGCAGAGTATTAATCTCTTCAAGCTCAACGTCCATACCAAACGCATCCTGCGGTAAGGTAATACTGACTCGCTGAGCATAAACGCCGTCTTTAATGTCAGGATATCGTGTGTAAATCTGACCCATCCTGTCCACAAAGGTTTCAGGTTTGGCGTACTGTTCCACATCCGTCGATTCTTCAACGACTTCCAAGATTTCTTCTGCAACATCATCCGGCACCTCAACTGTTATCTTAGGACTAAGTCCCAACTGCTGAGAGGCCAGATGTACTGGAGAGATACCTCGACGACAAACGGTGGGCCCTTCTTTTGGCGCTTGCTGGACTTCCATTGTAACAATAGAAGCAGGACGCTTGTCCCTATAACTTCCAACAACACGCCTCCACCGATTGAAGAGAAAAGCTTTAAGCTTCATATTCTCTTGGAGTTCCCGCTCTGTAGAAGGGACTCCTTCTTTAAGGAAGTCCTCATCTTCAGAATACTCCTCGTCACTCGCCCAATTGCCTCCGGTAACCGCACTGACGGTTTTCAGGTATCCCGCCAGGGATTTCTTTGGCTTATGGGTCGGTTCGTCATAACTGTCATTCCATTGGTTGCGATCCCCTGAGTACCTATTCCAAGTCCGCGTATTTACGGGAACATACTCACTAGTATCGTTGAAGTACATGACTCCAGCAATGTCTTCATCATGGTCATCTTCCCAGTCATCAAAACC